ATAATGTGAAGAATGTTGTGTTGCTCTAGGTACGGAAAGAACACTTCGTTATAAAATTTAGCAAAGAATTTATGAAAGTGTGGACTATCGTTCCGTGCTCCAAAATGTGTGTCACCCAGTAACGCTAATTTCATTATCATCCTCTATAAAAGCTTCAACACCTTTTTTGCGTTTAACTTTTTTCTTGTCAATATTTTCTTCAAACGCTTTTATAAAGTCTGAGATATTTTCTGTATCAAACTCCATTGCGTTCACATTAAACTCTCCGTCCTCTCCTTGCTGAACAAGCTCATTGAATAGCATACTGTGTTCAGAAGTTTTATGTTTTATATAGACTTGCTTCTTCTCTTTTTGAATGCGACGAAGAAAAGCGTAGTATATGATCTGAGTAAAATAAGCAAATGGATTGTCGGATTTAGCAGGATCGAAATTGTCAAAATAACTAATACAGTTTTCAATTCCATCGCTTATCATTTCATCACGGTAAGAGTAATTTATAAAGTTAGGCTTGGTAGCTAACCGCTGAGCAATAAGAAGAATACACTCACCGACATAATTAGGTATATGTGGCTTATCAGTACCATCTTCCTTTGCTTGTTTTACATTGGCTTTGTAATCAAGTATCGTAGCATACAGCTGTTTGTTGTCAACGTAATTTGCCATATTAGTTTACCGGTGTATCGTCAGTAGGCATCATTTCAAGAATCCTCTTCATTTGTTGTTCCTTGTTCGTGCTTTCAGAGTCTATAAGCGACTCAAATTCTGCATCGATCTGTTTCTCTAGTTCATCAAAATAGTAATCAACAACAGTATGGTAATAGTTAGCAAAAGAATCTCTTGCGTCAACTGTATTAATAATATCCGAGCGATTGAACATGATTGTATCACTCTTTGAGAACATTACATATCTAACAAACGATACCGATGGTGTAGCACCTATAAAATACCGATAGTTAATCTGCAAAGGCTTTTCAAGTGATATGTTATCCTTATAAGAGTCAACTAGTTTTCCAACTATCTCTATTCCGTTATGGAGCTTTATTAAAGTAATCATTTAAATCCTTACAGCTTAATTGTATAAATTTTGTACTCAAATTTTTCCTGATTATACATCTGAACGCGTTCTGAAAAGTGACGAATCGTATGGTTCTGAAATGACTTCCATGAAATATCATCAGCTATATCATATAGCACAGCATGTGTCTTTTCTTCACTTGTTCTCAAACCTCTACCAATTGATTGAAGAACTCTAATACGAGATTTACTAGGACTTCCGAATATAACATTATGTAGGTTAGGGATATTGACACCTGTTGAGAAAGTTTTATAAGACGCAACTATTGCAGCGTTGTTACTCTTCTCAACCAGCTTACGAATCTCTTCCCTTTCCTCACCTTCTACTTTACCATACACAAGAAATACTTCTCTATCTGGATCGTATACTTTGATCATATCGTATAGTATTTTACCATGTTGTATGTAATTAAACAACAGCAATGTGTTAGTATTTAAAGAACAAGTAAGATTACTAATAAATTTGTTTCTTGCTCCACTCAAAACAATATGATTGAGCTCGTCCGTATAAGATGGTTTTGTCTTAGCAAATAGCTTACGCGTATCTTCGTTGTAGCTAAGAACGAGTGATTTTATTTTAAGAGATGCAACTGTACCTTGCTCCATCAGTTCAGATGTAGTAGTTACTTGCTTGACTGATCCAAACAGCCCTTCAAGTACCAGTTTGTTTGTATTGGTACCGTCAAGTGTTCCCGTAAAGCCAAACCTATACTCACACTGTGTCATCTTCTCCATGATATCAACAAGGCTCTTTGCTTTAAACTGATGTGCCTCATCGCCAATGACAACACCGTACGTATTGAACCATTCTTTAGGTAGCTTGTATACACTTTGCCACGTTGTTATAACAAAGAATGCTGTGTCTGTTACTTTTTCTTGACCTGAATATATCTTATGAATAAGATCAGGTGGACATCCATAATCAACAAAGTCAGATGCCATCTGATGAACAAGACCTGTTGTTGGAACAACAATTAGAATCTTCTTTGAAACAAAGTATGTGGCAAGCAGGTAAATGATCAATGACTTACCTGATGCTGTTGGTGAAAGGAGGACAGCGCGCTTCTTCCTTACAGCATGCACAAAAGCACTTAGTTGATAGTCACGAACCTCGAACGGTAGATCAATATTTTTAATAAACTGTTTGGCTTCAACAATAGAAAAACTTTTCTCAGTAAAGTCCTCTACTCTATCATACTCAATATCATATCCACGCTCGTGTGCAAACTTCTTTACTTGTTCTATTAAACCAGCATACAACGTACCACGCATTAAATGAAACAAACGAATCTTACCATCCCACAACTTGTTCTTGTATGCAGGCGAAAACTTAGCACCCGGAACATTGAATGTGAAATACTCGCTCAACTCATATGCTATACTGCTATCACAATGAAGCTTTAAGTGAACATTATTAAATTTAGTTACACGGATTGTATCCGTCATCCACCTACCTTAAATCTTTCCCAATCGATTGCATTCTTTATTAGAAACCCTCGATTAGTTATTGTCTTAATTGCTGACTCAAGAAAAGAAGCTTTTTGCTTTTGTATATCTATCTTTGCTTGAATACGCTGCAAATCTTCATCGGAGTCAATATAGATAGAGAGATCTTGTTTTAAGATTCTCAACGGATTAGGATCCCATCCCTTTTCAATGAGAGTGTCTTGATCAAGGACTCCCATGTAGTATTCATACTTCAAACGATACAGAGATTTATAATCTTGTTCAAAAGCTTTTAATTGTAGTGCTTCTTGAATGTATAGTTTATAATACTTGTGGTGGAGAAGCGGTATCTTCAAACTCTCCGCACCAAGCTCAGTGTCATCCATACGTGAGTCTTGCTCCCACGTACTCATAATATCATCAAATTTCATATCATCCCAAAGCTTTTATATCAAACCTTCTATTAGCAAAAGATACAGTAGCAGTAGCGTACTGAACATCCACAGATGTACTATCAAACTCTATAGCCGAAAGGTCAACAGGGAAGCAATCATAAAATGTTATTTCCATATTAGGATTCATTGCACTGGATAGAATTATTAATGTAATATCAGAATAGACTCCATCACCTGTCGTTACCCCTGCTCCAGCAATATTACCATACTGTGCAAAGTTATCCGGAAAACCAATACCCTTTAACCAATCATAGAGCTCGATATAATTTTTCATATCTTCATCTATCTTAAATGTTGCTTGGAGATACCCATAAGTTAGCTTCGTACCAGGCAAAGGAATCTTGGAGAATGGTGTTTCTACATCAGCTGTACCTAATGATACCTGAGGAATATTTACACTCTGTACAAAGTAATTAACGGTTGGTGTTTTCTTAATCTGGAGTTTGAAACCAAGAGGAGAAAGAAAACTTTGATTGATTGGTTGATTGTCTAATACACTCATTTGTCACTCCTGTTTACTATTTATCCAATAAAAAAAGGCCCTCCGAAGAGGGCCTTTAAAGAAACATACTGTCTTGTTATTATTATTACAGTAGGTTTGTAACCAAAGTACGACGGTAGTAAACGTTGCTATCTTTTACAATAGCACCGGCACCGCGTGTGATACCTTGAGCGAATGGATTCGCAACCATGCCGTAGCGGGTTTTGAAACCAATCTTTGGTGCGAAGCTGTCTTGATCGACAGCACGAACCATTTGTAGAGGAACATATGGGCAATAGAATAGACCAGCATCAAATGCGCTCGAACCTTTGTAACCAATAACCATGTAGTTACCAGTTGCATATGGATCGATATACACCTTCATACGACCATTCAGAACACCAGCGAATGTGTTGCCTGTATCGTCAACTTGCAGGTTGTTGCTGTTCAGAGCAGGAGTGTAGTCCAGAACACCAGCCATTTGCAATGCAGATGCTACATCTGAAGAACAAATGATGATGTTACCTTTGCCACGACGTGTGTCTTTAGCAATTTGGTTAGCTTCGCGTTCGATTTGGAACATTAAGCCTTTAAACTTCTCAACTGACCAACGACCGTTAGCATCAACGTCTAAGTCGAAGATACCAGCAGTAGTTGTACCTGTATCACAACCTTGTTTAGCTGATACGGCAATTGTACGAACAACTTCACGGTTGATTTCAGCAAGGATCTCACCAGTCAGAATGTTTGACAATTCTGTTTCAGCGTCAAGACCATGAATTGCTTTCAAGTCTTGTGCCAATTCCATTGTGTATTCTGCTTTCAGAGCACGTGATTGAGCAGTTACAGTAACTTTCTCAATTGTGAAGCCCATTTGTGGGAAAGCAGTATTGCTTGTTGTTCCCAAAGCTTCGGCTTGTGCTGTTGACATACCACCAGCGTAGTTGTATACACCAGTAGAAGCCAAGTTAATTGTCTGGCTTGTTGTACCAGGAACTGTACCAACTTGCTTCAGACCAATTGTGTTGGCACCAGAAACAACAGATGAGAACTCGGTGTTAACTTCGTTGTAGAATGTTTCTGCAACGTTTGCAGAAGTTGTATTGCCATACTGAGCGCGCATAGCAAAGATCAAGCCTGTTGGGCCTGTCATTGGCTGTACACCGCAAACGTCGTAAGCAATCAGATTAGGCATTGCACGACGAACCAGGCTGATAAGCACAGGGTCGAAAGTTGCAATATTACCAGCGCCACCGGAAACACCAGCATTGATAGGAACAGGCGACTCAGACAGGAACTGGCTACCAGCGGACTGGTTGCTTGCTTCCATCAAAGCTTTTTCTGTGTTCTCAAGCAATGTAGCAATAACGCTACGCTTGTGCGTGTCCTTAATAGGACTTAGGTCTTCGTGGTTCAGTACTGGAGCCCACTTTTGTTGAATTTCTTCATTAAGGTACATTTTCTCTATCCCCTTCTTGGTTTAGTTAATTGGAATGATTATATTTATATTTGCTTATTTTTTAGCCGTTCTGGAAATAGCTTGTGCATAAAATGACACAGGGCTATTTACAGTTGCTTTTTGTGGCTCTGCATTGTCTTCTTCGATTTGCTCAAGAAGATTTTGCTTTCCAGACTTCTCAACAGGGAAATAATTTTCCTTAACGAGTTCTAGTTTTTTGCGATAGTTTTCTGCTGAATCAAATTCAACACCTTCCGCAAGGGCAACTAGCTTTTCTGCTTGTGTAGCAGCGAGTCCTTCTGTCACATTAGCAAGAATCTTTTCACGAGTTGATTCACTCAATTCACCTTTCAGTGTCATGTTTTCTTCCATGACTTTATCAAGGCGAGACTGAATATCTTCTACTCTTCCTGTCAAGTCTTCGACAATGTCGAATTTCTCTTCGGGAACGGAAATGTAGCTCTCTTCAAACAAACCTTTTAGTTTTGTAATGAAGTCTTCTGTAATTTCAGATTTCAGAGTGTGCTCAATAGCAATTTGGTTCTCTGCCATCCATTGCTCAACCACATACTCCATGTACTGGTCAATCTTAGATGTTAGATCTTCTGAAAGTTTTTGTGTTTCTTCTTCAAGAGCAGTATTGTATTGCTCTTCAAGTTGTGTGATCGCTTCGTTAACTTGAGCTGTTACTGCTGCTTCAAAAATAACTGTAGCCTTCTCTTTGAAGTCTTCAGATAGATCTGAACCACTGAACATAGCATCAACGTCTTCTTTGACAGACTTCATACTTACAGTAGCTTTGTTGCTACCAGCAGTATCTTTTGTTGTCTTGACATTGTTCTCTGTGCTTGTCTCTTCTTCACCTTCACCAGGTGTGATGTGAGCGATTCTATTCATCGATTCACCATTACCTAGGTTAGATGCTGGCAGAGTTGCATTCTTAGCAACAGGGTCAGTTGTATGGGCAACACCAGTAGCTCCGCCACCAGTTTGGATCTTTTCGTCCAGTTGTTTTTCTTTAACGGTCATTTAAGGCTCCTTTGACTTTTATTTATTTATAAAATTATCTTTTCGAAAGGTCTTTGAAGAACTGATTAAATACTTTAATTGCAGTTTCTTCGGATATTTTTTGGCGGGCACCATGATTAATTTCTTGTTTATATTGTTCGACACGCTCTGCTTTAAGAAGACCGTTGTCCCATACCCACTCAACACCTTCCATAATACCACGCACAAATGCGTCAGGAGCGGAAGGATCAGCAACAATATCTCCAGCAGTAGCTAGATGAAAGTCATCTTGTACTTCCATGATACCATTACTATTTTCTTTAATACTACCCATACCACGAGAAGAGATACCAAGCGAAGCACCTTCACTTACTAACCCCTTGACAATGTTACCCATTGGGGTATCAAGCACCTTTGCTTTACCCATGATATTATTGCCTTCGCGATATAATTTCTTGAACATAATACATGCACGCTCAAGATTAATTGTTGGACCAGAAGGATGTCCTAATTCACCATATGCTCTATTCTTCATCACATACTGTTCGTTGTAACGATTCATTTCTTTTTCAAGCGTATTAATCTTATACATGCGACCGTTGCGATTCTCTATTTCGCCTTGCATGATGATACCTTCAATAAAGACGTGCTTCTTGCCTTCTTTTTCTTCGATAATATATTTTACGTCTTCGTTTAATTCGGTAATTAATTTCATGATTGGCCTCAACGGTAAGCTACAGGAACGGCACGTATTGCCCCACCAGTTTGTGTTACAGCAAGAGTGTCTGTTGGTTCTTTAATTACGACATAACTTTCAAAACCAGTACCGTGATGCCCTAACGTAAATATAGCCTTTGTTGTACCATTTGCCCATGCTTGTGTAATGTTGGCGGAGTTGGCGCCATCAAGATTCACTAATAAAACAAGTGGTGCGCTCGCTACATTGTTCGCTGTTGTTAAAACAAGTTGCGAACCAATAAATTTCATTACATCAGCCATTTAGGACCTCCTTGGTAATCTCAGCAACTGCATCATAGTCCTCAGCTTCGATTAGCTCGATAAAAACTTGTTTATAATTGTCGTCTAACACTTCATAAACGCTTACTACCTGGCTACGAATATCTTCTGCAAATACGTTAAACAAATCATCTGCTTCTTCAACTACTTCAGTAGAGTCTAAGTGCTTTTCGCCAAGTACTTGCTTAAGTGTTTTTGACTCATACACTTTCTGATCTTCACCAGGATTGTATCCATGTCCTTTTGAACGATCATGCGGCTTAATATTTGTTGCGCGGAAGTGATCATCACCGTTACCATTGACATCGTCCGTCT